CTGAATGTGATTGTGTATATGGTAATAAGTTATATCTATACCCATCATCATTAATATCAACAAAACTTGTATAAGGATATAATGTTGAGATATAATCATTTTGAGTGTCAATATCTTCTATTGGTACAAATATTGAAACTCTTGCATTAGGGATACCAAAACCATTATTACAAAATATTCTACCGCAAACTACCCCGTAGTTTGCACAACTCCTAATATAAACATCATCAGGACGAATTGCTAAAGACAAAATTTCTAACGTATCAAAATTTTGTTCTAAAACAATAGGTATCTTAACAGGAATATTTTGATTGATACCTAACTGGGTACGTATTCTATATGACTTCGGCATTTTACTTTTTTAATAAATAGTTTAGCTACTATTTTCAAAATAGTAAATTATGTTCGAAAGTTAAGAGAAGTTAACTGTACTTAGATTTAAAGTACTTACGGTAATATCTTTGTTTGGAAATCTAATTTGATAAATTTGTGATGGTGTTGCAAATAATGTATCGTTAATCAATCCAATTTGTTTTGTAGTATTATTAATATACGCCTGTGAGGTTTGATTTGACGAATACTGACCACCGACTAAATTGAAAACATTTATCTCGCTAATAGATAAAACACCATTTAATGATTGTATCAATCTTTTTAATTCTGAGATATACACATTTTCACCCATCTCTCGATTTAAAGGACTAAAGAAGGTATCAACAGTATTAACAATATTTGTAATCACGGTTCCTTGGTTTTGTGTCGAATCTAACACCACACTAATCTCAAGTTTTAAATCAATAACCTCAGCACTTTCAACTGTAATATAATCATTAATCATTCTATAATTAGATAAGTAATTTGCAACACTTGTTTTTAATGAACTTGAAATATTTGATTGTAATTTACCCTCATCATTATACGATAACATTTTAACTTTAATCTTATTATCTTCTTCAGTTATTGCAACTTTAGCAGGTGCTCCGTATTGAGAAGGCATTTTTCTTATCACTGAATTATAATCATCAATAGTAACCGCTCTGTTTTGAGAAGCAAAATTAAATCCAATTAAATTTCTAACTTCTTCAATTGTCGGTACGTTCGCACCACCTATTGCGGCAGTCACGTTAGTACAAGACATACTATTAATAACTGAACTATTAATTGTTTGATTTGGACCATTAACCGCAAAATTTATGGTTCCTATTTGATTAATAACATTTGTTCCTAAATTAGTACCTAATCCACCACCAATTCTATATTGAACAAATAAAGTTGTATTTGGAATAATCGTTGAGCCTAATGATAGGTTGTTTGAATATTTTGATAAGTCTAAAGGTGTACCATTTCTTGCAAACTCTCTTAAAAGTTCATCAGTCGATTGACTTCCACCACCAAATGTCATTTTTAAAAATCCTTGTGGCGTATATTCTGTTATAAATTTATTACTTGTTTGAATATACTTACCAACTTTTTTACCCGCAGTACTCTGTGGACCTGCTGGGTCTTCAACAAATATTCTGTCTTGTGCCAAAGCGTCTACCTCATACCATCTATTATTTAATCCTAAAAATTCTTCAACAGATGGAACATTATTATAACTTAACCCATCTTTTAATAAAACACTTGTAACACCTAAAACATTTTTTTCAGGTAAAAATAATTCTAAAAATGGTCTTGATTCAGAAGTAGTTATTGTCTTTCTAAAAACTTTAGTAATACCATTAACTACAGGTTCTCTTTTAGTAATTCTATAGTTTATTATAACATTGTTAGCATTAAAAATTGGGGTTTTAGTTCTATTTCTAACACCTTCAGCATTTGTTTCACTTGCAAAGTTAACATCACCAACAAGTTCAAAAACTTGACCAGCCCCATATACTTGAGACCCTCTTCTTAAAATTCCACAATAATCAATATTTTCTTTATCACCATTAGCCGGAACCACAATTGAGAAATCTACTAAAGCAACAGATGGTCTTTGACCCGGAATTTTAAGTCCATATGTTCTCGCAATATTATATAATGATGAACTCTGTTGAGCATATTGTAATACAGTTTCTTGTATACTTCTGTCAATATGATAATGTAAATTATCTGTAACCGCAGCATTAAGGTCTAAAAATACCGAAAAAACCGCAGCGTCATTAACATTTTGAACTAACTCGGGATAATACGCTTTGACAAAATTTACTAATTCCTGTCTTATGTTTTGGAAATCCCTTGTTGTGTATGATATTTGTTTGTTTGCCATCTTATATATTAATTATTACAAAACTACTTGAGTTAAAAACATCATTTGTTATTTGATAGTCAATTCTTACTTTAGCAGTATATTCTTTAGTTGCTAATCCTGGTATTGTTAATTGTGTATTTACAACATTTCCCTCTGTTGTAACATATGGTCCAGCCTCTTCAGATGAAAGAGCCGTAACATTTATTGATGTTATCAACAAATTAGGTATATATGTTTCAACAGATTCTTTAATCTCTGATTCAATATCATTGAATGTTGGTCCGTCTAATGGTTCAAAAATATATTCATACAATCTTGTACCAAAATCAGGTAAAAAATATCTACTACCTTTTCGAGTTAATAATAAGTGTATTAAATTATTTTTAATCTCATCAGTAGGAGTTTCAGATAAATTAAGATATTTTCCAGTTAAGGAATCACCAAAAGGAAAATTAATACCGTATGTTACACCATTAGCCATATTTCATAAATACTATGAAATTAAAAATCCCGACCTAGCTCGGGATAACACATCGGATTTTTTTTTAAGAAGAACATCCAAAACAATCAAATTCACTATTTTCAGGTTTGTCCGGTAAATTCATATAACTGTAATCTACCTTTGGTGGTTCAGGAGTTGGTTTTGGTTTATTAACTTTTGAAGTATCAATTGCCAAATGTTTTGCTCCCGTTGAAATTGCCTTTGTTCTTACATAGTAACAAAGTGTTTTCAATCCTTTTTCCCATCCGTAAAAATGTGATGAAGAAATCTTAGATAACGTTGGGTTACCCATATAGATGTTCATTGATTGTGACTGGTCAATAAATGGTGCTCTATCAGCCGCCATCTCAATCAAGGATTTTTGTGAAATTTCCCAAATTGTTTTGTACTTCTCAATCAGTCTTTCAATTCTCTTAACTTTAAAATTATATCTTTTATCTTCAGGGTCTAAATAATTCAAGAAATTAATTCCTTGTACTGACCCTTCGTTCATGATAATTTCATTCTTTAAGTCCTCAGACCAAATCCCAATCTTCTCAAAATCACTAATCAAATACTTGTTAACAATCATAATCTCCCCACCAACAACTCGTCTGTTAAAAATTGCTGAGTGAGCGGGTTCAGTCATTTCATACGAACCTGTAATCTTTGCTGAAGATGCTACAGGCATTTGAGCCGTGAATAATGAGTTACAAACTCCGTACTTACTAACATTCTGTTTCAAAATTTCCCAAGGCCATCTTCCTGATAAGTCATCTTCTTTTAATCCCCACATATCAAATTGAAATACTCCTTGTGACATTGGAGACCCTTTAAAGTAAGCATACGGTTCATACTTACCATCCATACACAATCTGTTACTTTCAGTGATTGCTGCGAAATAAATTGTTTCAAAAATCTCTTTATTCAATTTACGAGCTTCATCAGATGTGAAAATATAATCCATCAAATAAAATACGTCAGCAAGTCCTTGTGTTCCAATAGCAATTGCTCTTTGGTATAGTCCACCCTTACGTCCTTTTTCAGTTGAGTAGTTGTTGATGTTAACAACTTTGTTTAACGCTCTTACAACCTTACGTGTTTCTTCATATAACCCCTGAAAATCAAACTCACCATCTTTTACATAGTTCTTTAATACCATAGATGAAAGAGTACAGATTGCAGTTATATTCTCGTCAGTGTATTGATAAATTTCATTACAAAGATTTGATTGTTTGATTACACCAATGTTCTGATGGTTTGTCTTTCTGTTAGCACTATCTTTAGAACATAAGTATGGAACCCCTGTTTCAACTTGTGATTCAATAATCTTATTCCAAATTTCTTGAGCCTTAACTTTCTTACCAAGACCCATACTTACCGCTAATTTATAATTCTCTTCATATTCATCACCATAACTTTCTTGTAATGGTTTAATACCAGCTTTAATAATATCGTTAGGACAGAACAAATACCAATCGTCGTTGTTCTTAACTGCGTTCATAAAGTTGTCAGGAATCCAAAGTGCTGTAAACAAATCACGAGCTCTTAATTCTTCAGCACCTGTGTTCTTTTTAATCTCCAATAGGTCAAAAATATCTTTATGCCAAGGTTCCAAGTAAATTGCCGCTGAACCAGGTCTACGTCCTTGTTGGTTAAAGAAACGGAGTGACTCGTTTACAATCTTCAAATATTTTAATAGTCCACCAGCATGTCCACCTGAAGATGAAATACGACTCTCCTTACTACGAATGTTAGACATTGATAGTCCGATACCCGCAGCATCAGATGAGTACGTTGAGATATCTCTCATGGTGTTTAACAAACCTTCTCTTGAATCCGAATCATTGTAATGAAGAACACAAGAAGCAAGTTGTGGGACTTTAGTACCTGCGTTAATCATGATTGGTGTTGCCGGAGATATTCTTTGTGTTGATAAAGATTGGTAGTACTCAACCGCTTCGTCAAATGTATTAGTTACCCAAAGAGCAACTCTCATATACATGTGTTGTGGACGTTCAACTACTTTACCTTCTGATAACTTCAAAAGATACATTTCAGCAAGTGACCTCCAAGCAAAGTAATCAAAGTTATAATCGTTATCGTGATTAATAACCTCATCAATTTTAGAAGAACCGTATTTTTCAATAGTCTCCATTAATTTTTCATTGATAATCCCTTCACCATGTAACAAATGCATTGTGTTTGAAAAACTTGGGTCAGTTTCCTTATGGTAAGATGAAATAGCGACTGAAGAAGCTAATCTTGAGTAATCGTGATGACTACCTGTAAATGCC